CGTTTACCTTAACTGGGTCTTTATGCTTCCCTTGTTCTTCTATAAGGAAGGATTTAGAGAAGTGGACGCACGGGGAAATCACAAGGTTAGCAATTACGAGACCTTGCGTGCGTTCATGGCCTTCTCAGCAGATGATATTGCAGTCTCACTTATCAAGTGGGTCGGCACAGATTATCGCTGGGTTATAGGAGTTATGTTTTCTGGCCTGTTCGGAACATCGGCCGGAGACACTTTGTATGCTATCTGGGCAAAGACCGCATTCAGAATGCACTGCCATCGTCGTCTTGAGACATGGTGTAAAAGCGTTGGCTTTACACCTGAGGAGACCAGGGCAGAACTGAACTTGCTTCAAATAGTATCTTTTGCCAAGAAGTATGGTGATGATCTTATTGACCTGCTCGTGGCAAAACATCTCTGGTTGGTTGTGTCACCCGAACCGGCCTCCCTTGTCGAGTTGCAGACTCGTCAAGGCAACGTCACACTTAAGCCCCATTATATGCAAGGTTGGTACAAACGAAATTTTAATCTGGACATTAAGATGAGCGAAACGCGCATCTTTACTCATGAAGAACCATGGACTACAGTTGTTAATCACAAATTTGATGTTATGGTTACTGAAGGTCCAGTCTACCTAAAGCGACGAACTATCAGACTTCAGAGCAAGATCTCTGGGGAAGTCGATTACTTCCCCTGGCGCTCGACGTCCGATTACATTGCTAAGTGTTGCAATACCGTGTCGATGACAGGTGTGGGCTCCGCCACCTATTGGATTGCCAAGTGGCGTGGGCTCATGATTGACACGTGCGGCACCAACGTGATGGCATATGCGTTCCTAAGATACCTCCACGACTACTTTGTAGAAGAGTGGGAAGGGGTGGAAAAACACTTAGAGGACGATGTTCGTTATTATCTCCGTGAAGGGGTGTGGCCTCGAGGCGAATCCGACCTCATCCCCCTCTTCAAGAAGCTGGCAGTGCACTTTGACATGCCAGGAATGGTAGGAATGACTCGATGTCCAACTAGGCGCGAAATCTTTGAAAAATACGTCCCAAACGAACACATCTTGTCCCAGCGTGCACACGTTCATAGTCTTGTTCGCCATTACCGTGATCCCATGAAGTTAATTCAGGTTACCACGAAAGGCGCAAGTTCAGGGCACTGGGAGACCGGAAGATAGTGTAAGCCTGCATGGCTATACGTCCGAGGATGACGGGATAAACTAAGAAATCGGTATAGACACCGCTGTTTCATAACAGAAAAAAAAAAAAAAAAAAAAACGCCGGAACGGAAG